GAAACCAGTCTTTGTAGACTTTCTCATGATATACCTCTTTAGCATCCATCAGGGTTACTAGTTTGTAGTCATTATCCAACACATAATGTGTCAATGGTACGATGCGATACTGAGTCTCAATCAGATGAATTCGTTTTTGTTTTAGTTCACCCAACCAATTGGCCAAGTATTCAGGATGATCCAATGTGGCCGAGAGCATCACCATGTTGACTTGTGGAGGAAGTAGAATCATGGTTTCTTCCCAGATCGTTCCACGATCTTTATCATTAATATAATGACATTCATCAAATATAACTGCATCCAGATCATCTAGCGAAATGGATGCGGTTAGACCCAGATGTTCTGTGGTAGTGCCTTTTTTGTAAAGTAGATTTCGGAGAATTTCGGTGGTCATAATGACCACTTGTGCATCAGGACAGAATTTAATATCCCCTGTCATGATGCCAATTGTATTATTAGGAAATAAATGTTTCAAATCGTGAAATTTTTGATTAGATAGCGATTTAATTGGCGTAGTATAAAAGACTCGTTTTCCTTTAGCTAAGGAGTGATGGATTTGATATTCACCAACTAAGGTCTTACCTGAACCTGTTTTAGCACAAACAAGAACATTTTCGTTGTTGGCGATGGCGGCAGCTGCATGTTGCTGAAAGGGGTCTAGGGGGAAGGTGAAGGGATTTGGAAAGTTAGTAGCGGGAGTGGTAGTTAAATCGGGAAGGATGAGAAAGGACATGGATTGTGTGTTATATTCTTACTATATTTTGAATATCAATTTTATAAAAATGATATCTCACATGTTTCAAACATCGTAGTAAATTTTTGTATAAACATAAATGGAAATGATACATCAATTAGTTCATCATTTGGGGTGGTTCCAAACCAGACTGCTACAAATAAAGGAAAGTAGCACATACTGTACTCAAAATCCTTATGATATGCTTCTAATGAGTAGTCTACGCCATATTCCTTCACCTTAATATAATAGTACATTTTAAATAGTTCACGATATGCTTTAATATTATCTATAGTAAAACTTTCCATCATAAAAAACACAATATCCTGGACACCCTTACCATTTGCTATGTACTGCCAGTCAATAAAGTAAGGCATGTATCCATCTTCTTGTTTTTTATAAAAAATATTACCTGATTTTACATCGCCATGGCATATGGTTAAATTATCTCTACTTAGGTATTCCTGGATCTCTTCATAATGATAAATCACCTTTTCCATTTTATCAAGTGTCTTGGTTGAAATAATTGACTTCCATTTTTCAGAAAAAAGAGGCCAGCGTTCTCTTAGAAAGGTACCCCACACTGGATTAAATAAAGAATCATTATGTTTTTTTAGATGCTTGAAAGAGCCTGATAGGTCCTTATTCCAAAAAAGTGAATGAAATTTTGCACATTGCTCAATTACCTTTAGTGATACATCAATAGGTTCCTTATTTAGATTTAGAGCTAATACAAAGTTATCATTGCCAATATTTTCAAGCAAAATTCCTTTTGAAATAAAATTAGAATCCTTAATTGTTCCAATGTATTTTGGAACACATATATTTATATAATCATGAATGCTTTCATAGAAATAATATTCTCTATCAAATAATCCCAATGTATATGCCATTTTTGTTAAAGAAGATGTATAATCATTTTCATATTTTAATACACAGTCCATAGATGCACCTGATTCTAATTCAAGTTGAACACGAATGACATCTGAAATATATCCTCCCTTTAACTTTTGAGTATCTAGATGAACCTGCTTAATAGCGTATTTATTTGATACGGAACGTAAAATCATCTGTGTAAGGTATGCAGATATATCGGTTGTATCATTCATGATAGTATCTAGGTTTATAGTAGTATATGTATTGATTTGTGTCTTTATATTAAGTTCATCTAGTATGTGTTTATTGGAACCATTGTCTACACCAATTAGATTAAGAGGTGCAGCTCCTTGTGCACTTAATATTCCTGGTTTAGAGTCCTCAAAGATAATACATTGATGAGCAGGAATGTTTAGTAAAGACATTGCTTTTAGATAAGGATCCGAATAGGGTTTAGGGCGATTACACTCATTTCCAATGATGATATGATTAACATACTGATCTATCTTAATGTATTTCAGTATGTCTATACATGTAGTACGATTGCAATTTGTGACAATACATATTGGATATCCATGAATACTTAATTGTTTCATAAATTCTACTACACCATCTATGACAACGATTTCATTGATATATTTGTAAAATAAGGCATCTTTTAGAGTGGATATATCTTTAACATCATACAATGCCTGATCAATATGCAATTGGTTCATTACATATGCATCGTTATTTCCTTGAATAAATGTAGCAAATAACTGTTCCGTCAATGATATATTAAATTTAGATAAGATTTCACTCCATGCTTTAAAGTAAATGGTATCTGTTTTCACGAGCGTGCCATCTAAATCAAATAGAAATGCCCGCTGCTGATCAATATACTGTTTTAGTTCTTCAGGTGTTCCAAGCGATGAATAATGTTTCTTATTAATAATAAGTGGCTTGAATGGGGCACTTGACTCTAACATATTTTTAATAACACATGACATATAATACTCATTTTTAAAACGTATATTCTTAGTAATAATTATTTTACAATGCATTTGTAATTCATCTATATTTTGAAAAAAGTATGCACCTGTATTTGCATAATGACTAATTTTTTCTTTTTCCATAATATCAGTAATTATACCATTTTCTATCTTTACATAGGAATAAATAGGTTTTGTACAATTGTCTTCAAAACAAACTACCGCATTTGTATCGTAATCTCTTAGTTGTTCTAAAATATTTATATGATAAAGTGTATCGCAATCAACTAATAACATTTTAGAATGATGTGGAAGTTTATTATGAAGAATGTGGTCTATGCCATACAAAATCGTTTCTGCTGCACCATCGGTTCGTTTATAGATAGGAATCAAATAAATATGTGGATAAAGTTGTTGAATAATTATATGAAATTCATATTCTTCCAATGATGAATGATAGATAATGAAAACATGATCCTCTTTTGAGTCTAATTTGTCAAGTACATGACAAATCATTTTTTTATCAAATACATCTATCAGTGGTTTGGGATTGGTGTAACCTACATCTTGAAATCGTTTTCCAATTCCACATAATGGAATAATAATATTCATTTATAAATCATTTGATTAGTTTATAAATGAATAAGCGCATAGTACCGGATGGAAATACTACTATTGTATAGTCTAAAGAATATAAATTACTACTATAGTAGTATGAATTTTACATTTGGTATTGTTACATCTGGTCAAAATGATACAATATTACCTACGATTATTGATTCTATTATAAACCAATCCATACCACAATATGAAATTATTATTATTGGATCTACGACCATCGCACATCCATCTGTAAAAATAATTCCGTTTGATGAATCTATTAAACCAAATTGGATTACACGGAAAAAAAATATGATTTGTGAACAAGCTATGTATGAAAATATTGTGTTATTGCATGATTATATATCATTATGTGATGGTTGGTATGCTGGATTTTTACAATTTGGTTCAGATTTTGATATTTGCACTACTAAAATAAAAACAATAGATGGAAATCGGTATAGAGATTATAGTTTATTTCCATATAAATTAAAATATCCTTTTAATACACGAGCATTATTGCCATATAATTTTAATATTACACCTATTATTAATAAATTATCATACATTTCAGGTGCATATTATATTATAAAAAAACATATTGCATTACAGTATCCATTAAATGAAGAATTATGTTGGGGTCAAGGTGAAGATGTTGAATTATCAAAATGTTTATCAGATAATGATATTTTATTAAAATGTAATTCATATAGTACTGTACAATTACAAAAACATAAAGATCAGGCTGGATGGGAAATTGAATTAACAGAAGAAGATATGAAAATACTAACAACATTATCAGATGATGAAATTAATAAAATGAATATTTTATCAAAAAAAAATAAAAGAATATAATTCAATTAGTTTTTTTACGACCAAAATATATTATTTGTAATTTATCATCTGAAGGAACAAAGCATGCCATTGTTTCAAAATTTAAATACTCATGAAAATCAATACACAATTGTAAATCAAAACAATGATGATGCATTAACCTATAATTAACATTATTTTTAATCATTTCTTCATACGAAATATTATTTGGCTTATCTGGATGATTACAATTTATTTTATATGGATGTGCTACTGCTAAATTTTCTTCTTCATGCGTATTATCATTTTCTTCTATATTACTTATATAATCTTGAATAAGATGTTTCATTGTTGTCGTGGGACGTATTGAGTCCCAAAACTCAGATTTATTTGGCAGAATCGTCAATATATATGAAGTATCTTTTAATAATGTTTTATACATGTTTAATGTTTTAATTGGATTTGCCATATGTTCTATGCAATGTGAACTAATTAATATATCATATTTTTTATTAATCTGCGATAGTTCTGTATACATATTATTATATATATTATTATCATTACTTGATTTTATAGATATAAAACTATCTTTTAAATTATATAAATTAAAATTATCTATCTCATTAAATAAATTATAAATATGATATGGATAGCATGATGTGAATAATAAGGTAGGGCCACCTATTTCTAAGCAACTACTACAATTGTATTTTATATAAGTTTGAATTCCTGAAATATCTTGTATTTTAGAATCTAAATTATCCATATTAAGAATATACATATTATTTATTTTACTTATATTTTTTCCAAGTTTTTCCTGAGCTCTAATTACTGTCTTGCCATAAATAAGGTTATTGAAAGGTTGAATATCATAAAATATATTTAATATTGGAATATGATCAAACGGAGGTGTTATAGTTGCTAAGTTACGCTGCATATCATTATATTGACTATATAATTTTTCAAAATATAAATATTCATCTTCATTAAAATTGTCTATACCATTTTTATCTGCAAAAAATATATTTTCCAATAGTTGTGTTATATGATTATAATTACTTCTACTCTTAGCAGATTCTATATTAATAAGTGGTGGTGTTCCCAATGTGTCATATGCAAAATTTATCTTATTTCCTATTTGAATGCCAATACAATCTGTTTGTGTACTTAACAACTCGCCAGTTATCATTTCACCCTCATGATCCGAATTAAAATCCCATGTTATTTGTTTAAGAAATTTAGTTTTGATAAATAGTGGTCCTGGCGCTCGCATATGTGTTTCGTGGGGGTATTTTGTACTATTATCATTTAAGTCATTACCATTAAAAATCTGTGAGGCGCAAAATCCAATATGTTCAGAAAAAGTTAAAATCTTTATAGCATCTTTGATCCATAAGTTTCTTCTAATTACACATGTTTCTTGCATAAATACAAAAATATCATATTCTTCTTTGAACTTGTCAAACACATATTTATAAGAACCATAACCTTTATGTGGTACTTCTGTTTTATCATCTAAGATCTTATTAATATAAATTAGTTTACCTTCTTCATTTTTTAAAACATCTTTATTTATGCATAAAAAATTTCTATGAACAATAATTAGATCGTGTGGATAGCCGCCCATATTTTTCAAATAACTTGGAGTAAAATAATAATTATTATTTTCAGTTGAACAATTACATATTACTGCTACTTTTAGCATTATATATATTGTATATATAATTAAATGATACATTTTACACATTTATCAAAATTATTGTTATTCATAAAATTGTTTATATAATATTAATTTATTCCGTAATGTTTAGCAATCTATTATTATAAACTTAAAGACTCTGTTAAATAAAAATATATAATGAAATTACTTATATTTTATTTAACAGAGTCTTCACGACATTATACTTTTTCTAATTTTGTTAAATTATTAAACGAATCTATCTATAAGGATCAATGGAAAATGATTGTACTATCAAACAATGATGAATTACAATTTTATAAATCTATTCTAGATACAACATTAATTAATCATCAAGAATTTAATTTTTCTTCTGATAATAATTATTTAGAAAAAGTAAGATTTGCTATTCAATATGCAAAAAATGGTAAATTTCCATATATGATGAAATGTGATAATGATATATTTTTTAGAGGAAGGACTCTAGATTATATGATAGATCATCTTGAACAATTAGAAGAACCACATAATTTAACACTTGGTCCACTACTATCATCTGGTATTCCATGTGTAGAATATTTTATGAATGATTTTCTTAATGAAACTCAGCGTACAACTCTTCATCATAAATTATTACAAACTGAATTTAAAGACATTTGGGGTGCAAAATATACGCACTTAAATAAATTTACATTAGGATCTAAATCATGGAATGGTATTGATTTTCTGAATGCTGTAAAACAAAATGAGCATTATTATAAGGGAATTCATCCTATTCGTGTAAATCTTGATGCAATTCAATATTTAAACTCTTGTATTATAGACAAAAAAGATGAATTCTATGAAAATAAAGAACTATCAATTATATATGATAATACATCACCTTATTTATGTAATAGTGTTTTTTGTATTAAAACATCAATATATGAAAATATTATTAATGATAGGTCATTATATGTGGATGATTTTGATGAAGTCCCTTTAAATAAATATGCCTGGAAGATGGGAACATCGCATCTTTTTGTTAAAAATGGTTATGCCCTTCATATGTATTATAATACTATCCCTAATAATCATACATACGAAGAACAATTTTGTAATTCATTTTTTTAATACAATTAATTTATACATGTGTATTATAAATATATTATAATATATTATAATATAATATATGCTATATATCTACGGCGATAGTCATTCTCATTTTTCTTTCAAAAATTTACAAATTCCATATAAGGATTGTCATGAAAAATCTATAACAATGTTTCGTATTGGTCGTGATAATATCATAATAAATTTTAATAATAGCGAACACGATATGAATAGTATTCTTTGTTTTGCATATGGTGAAGTTGATTGTAGATGTCATATACACCGACAAATTAATTTAGGAAGAAATGAAGATCTAATAATAGATGAACTTGTACAACATTATTTTAATACTTTAAAAAATAATATACATAATCATAAAAAAATAATTGTAGTTGGCATAATACCACCAACAAAACAAGCAGATTATGAATCTATACATGGACCTATATTACATGAATTTCCATTTGTTGGCACAGATGATGAAAGAGTTAGATATACATCAAAAGCAAATACAATAATTAAAGAGTTATGTTATAGCAATGGATATATTTATTTTAATCCATATGAGTACTATACTAGAGATGATGGTACTCTAAAATTTGAATTATCTGATAATATTGTTCATATAGGGGATAATTCTGTTGTTTTAGAAAAATTTATGGATTTATATGCACATATTACTGACAATTTATAGTAAAGATAAGTATTATTCTAAAATGTAAATATTTTAATTAATTCATTCACTGAAGTATGTTTAGATAAATATGTATATGTATTATTATTTAATTCAGATATCATATCTTGTATGTATTTTAGTTTTATATAATTAGCAGATTGATTTGTAGTTATAGTATCAAATACAAATAATTTTTGATTTTTACAAAACATATTATTTACTAAAAATGGACTACCATCTGTTAAAATTACATTAGATGCTGAACGAACTCTTGATATTTGATCATATATATTTGTTATCATATCTGTATGAATAATATAATACTTATTTGTAATAGTACTTATTGATTCATATACTGATTCAAGATTATATTCTCTATCATTTCCTTTATAATTCTCTTTATTTTGTCGTGGTAAAATAACATAATCATATTGATAGGGTTCTATACATTTCTGATAATTTGAAAAAATAGTACAAAAATTATACAATATACTTTTATAAATATCTGTAAAATTACTATTATTATTTAATGGGGAAATAGGACTAGGAAATATACAAACATTATTTGAATTTATTTCATTGTTATATACAATATCTCTCTCCATAATATTAAAAAAATTTAAAAAAAATAATTTATACGTTTTTTTTTCTTTTAATAAAATTTTTATATTAGGATATTTATCTTTTAGCTTATTATAAATTGGTAAATATATAGCTGATTCATACACCCAATGTCCAAATGCATCATCAAATAATAAATCTATTGCAAAATAATACTCTACTTTATTACTTTTTACAATATCGTCCGTTTTTTCACATGTCTCAATTCTATGTGTATCAAAATTTATTAATGAATAGTTCATAACGTTTTCAATTATAAATAATTTATAAATATCATCAATTATTATATGCGTATATGTAGACTTGTCATCAATATTATATATCATTCTATTTTATAATAATATAAATTATTTATACTCTTTATAGCCTAAACAATAGTTACTTAAATAAAATATAATGATTTCTAGAGAAAACTGTGCTATATGCGAAACTAATTTAATACAAATAACACAATTAAATGATCATGTAGTATCATATTCTCCAACAATTCATCCTTCAATTGATTCTATTAAAGAATGCTTTCCAATTGGATATTGTAATCATTGTTATTCTATGCAATTTATGAAATTAGTTGAGCCTTCTATATTATATAAAGACAGTCATAATGAAACATTCAATACACCAACATGGAAACAACATCATTCTATGTTTTATGAATTTTCGAAAGATATATTAAATAATATTACTACATGTATTGAAGTAGGAGGGGCACAATGTATATTATTAGATAAGGTAAAGAAAGACTATCCTTCATTAAACTACAGTATTTTAGATATTATAGAACAACCTTTAACGGATCATATAATAAAAGTAGGTAATTGTGAAGAATATAATTTTACAGAAGAATGCGTCATACTAAGTCATGTATTTGAACATTTACACAATCCTAAATTATTTTTAAAAAATGTCATGAACTCTTCTATTACATATGTGATAATGTCTGTGCCAAATTTAGAGTATTTGTTAGAACAAGATAATTTAAATGTTATTCATATAGAACACACATTTTATTATAACCATTCACACTTGAATTATTTATTTAATGAAATATCATTTTCTTGCATAAACAGTCAGAAATTTAATAATCATTCTTTATTTTATATTTTTAAACGCAATATTACATCATCCGATGTTCCTATATTTAAATGTAATAATAACCTACTAGATTATTACTCAAATCGCCAGATGAAACTTGATATGATTGATTTAACAATAAACAATGATATTTGGATTGCACCTGCTGGGCATTATGGTTACATTATCTATTCATACTTAATTGAAAAAGGGCATTCTTCTAAAATAAAAGCATTTATTGATAATGATACATCAAAACAAGGTAGATATTTAAATGGATCTGATGTAAAAATAGTCCCTTATTCTGAATTAATTAATAAGACCAATATTACAGTTATTTTATATGCTGGCGTTTATACAAAAGAAATATGTTCACAAATTACACAATTAAACGAAAATGTTAAAATTATTTGTATATAACTTAAACAATCATTTAGAAATAGACTTTAAATGAAAACGGTGGTTGTCACTCTAACCGATGCAGGATATTATCAGAAAATGAAACGTACTATTATTGATATTCGTAGTCGTGGTGAATGGTTAAGTGATCTCGTTCTTATTACTGTTGGCTTTGATGCACCTCGCAACTTTCTTGATTATTACAAAATTACTCCATTTCGTGTAGATCACATTAACACAGATGCACTCATTGAAAAATATCGGCAGAATCCTATTCGTCCTACAGATGATAATCGGCAATTTGCTAAATTAACTCAATGGGATAAATTTTATGTATTTGATCCTTTCTTTCTTCAGTGGGATAAAGTCATCTATGTAGATGCAGGTCTACGTATTCTGGATAGGATTCAGTATCTGGCGGACTTACCATGTGATAGAGTTATCATGGCACCAGATGATGCAGCTCCCTATGATCAAGAAAAGCGATTTGGAGCAATTATTGAAACCGATCAGAATCAATCTGTTGTTGCGCAATTGTTTCAGGAATATGATCCATCTATCTTGAGAGAACGATACTTTCTCAATTGCATCTGGATGTATGATACAGCACTACTTCATAACATTACCTTTTCTGAATTGGTAGATGCAATGAATAAATATCCTATTTGCCGTTGTAACGAAATGACGATTATGAATTTGATTTTTACCTTTAAGCATAAGGTATGGAAACCCTTTCCAGAATGGATTGACAATCCTAGAAAGCGTTTGTTTGGTTGGACGGAATTAGACCGAGATTATGACCGTTCAGGAACATGGCGTGATTTCTGTTTTATGAAGTATCCGTTTAGTATTACATATGATTGTGAATAAGCTGCACTTTTTGGAAAAAGTGCTCAAAAAGTGGCTACCCTTTGGGTGCCACCTAATTATTTTATAATACTAAAAGATTTTTGGAAACTTTTTTATAAAAAAAGTGTTATTAGATACGTGTCCATGACGACTCATAAATATCTTCATACTGTGCAGGGCCTTCTGGACCAAACCATTTCGCAGGTGCGATCACATTCTTTGCATCGGCTAACCATGTTGTCCACCAAATAAACGTAGAATTTGCCATAATTATATTATTAAACTGTTGTAATAATACAAATGTATTAATATCTGTTTCTCCTTCCAGAATCAGATGTTCCTGCTGATAAACTGCTGAAATATCATCTTTAATTTCCTTCCAAAAATGATTATCATCTCCACACAATAGAAAGATAGGGTTCTGTACAGATTTCATCATTTGTTCTACTGCTTTTTTATAGTAGCTCCCTTCTAATGGCCCATGAATCTCTTTATACGTTAAATAATCTGTACGTCGTGCATGCATAATTACCACACGATCTTTATGATTCATTAGGTACGCATATTTATTATAAACATCTACTTCTAGAGCCTTATTTGGTCGAAATAACTCACGAATTTCTTGTTTAATTTCATCATTATAGAAATATTTTGAACTTTGAAGGTATCCATTTAAATATTTTCCTGGAGATAGTAAAGGGCCAATTTCTTTGTAGTGCGTTGGCATGGTTTCATGCCATTGTTCTAATGGTGGAAGAGAGGGGACCAAATATTGCCCTAGTCGTTTAAGAAGTGAATTCCAATACACAGGACGATTGCCATTTTGAGTAATATGTAGAATTTGTAGAGTTCCATTTTCTTTTCTAGCATAGGCATAAGCTGAGGCTATTTGAAAGAGTTGGTTGCCTAATCCGCCCATGATATTAACGGATACAATTGGCTGCATTATAAAGCATAATTGATATATATCTTTAAATAGATAATGTCATTCTATTGTTACATGCTCTATACTGATCAGGGTCATACCTATATCGGTGCTACAGTAGATCCAGATCGCCGTCTAAAACAGCATAATCATGAATTGGTCGGCGGTGCACGAGCAACAGGCATTCGTGTTGCACAAGGTCTCATATGGAAACGAGCCTGTTACCTAACCGGCATTCCTGAATGGCGCTCCGCTTTGCAAATTGAATGGCGCTGGAAACAACTCGGACGCACCCAATGCAAATTTGTTCGCAATCCCATTGATCGCCGCCTTCATTCCTTAAAAAGACTTTTAGCTTTAGAAAAACCAACCGAAAAGGCTATTCCATATGATGTCTATCCATCTGGACCGCCACAGATTGTGTGGGATTCAGAAGAATTACAACAGCGATTTGAAAACATTTAATTATTATGCAGGGGCATAATTACCTCCATCATATGCCGACTCCGTCATATCCAATAGAGCCTTTTTTGTTAGTCTCTCTTGAATATCATCTTCCAATGGTTGATCTGGTTTTGCATTCACATCTACTAAAATAGGTCGCTGCACACTGGTAGAACGCAATTGATCTAATGTACCTGGTGACATACCAAATCCTTCTTTTACTCGTTGTGATAGAAAAATACCTTCTTGACGTGCATCATGAGAATAATACAACACAATAATTAATACAACTAAGCAAAATACAATAAAATTCATACTGAAGTGCATCTCTATTATGTAATTAAATTTTATAATCTCATGATTACATTTTATAAGGCTCTGAATTTATCCTATCCTGCTGATTATTCCACCAATATTTCTTGATTACTTACGGGTTGGTATTATATTATTTTTTATATGGTTTTGTATATGGTTTTTTATATTCAGATACTGATTTATTGTGCTTTCTAAGTGCGCTAAAATCGTGATATTCTCCATTACTTCTTCCAAAACCTTCATACGATTGTCCTTGTGAGAAATACAAAATGACAAATAATGCAACAATGCAAAACGTATAAAACCCTAATCCAAAAATCTTCTTCATTCTATTTTATACTCGTTTTTTAGCCCGTAGAGATTAAAAACAGAATTAATTATGTCCAACATGGAAAGAAATGTCATGGGCCAACCGTAATCTTCCAAGAAAACGAGATATCTCCCAGATTCCCGAACCCTTCCGCCCACATATCGTTCCCCGAGTAGACCGACCAGAAGTCGTTGCATCAGAAGCCTATCAAACGAATCCCATTAACGAAATCGTCTATCCAGATGATATGCAATCCTATTTCTCTTTAAAGCCGTCAAAGGCCGCAGAACCTGTGATTGATCGTCGTCAATATCCCATTAAAAAAATAGAATTACCACGTGCAAATCTGAAAGAGCTCATATATAACGGCAAATCCTATGTATTTGTAATTTTACGCAATATACGACAAACCCGTGATAATGACCTCTGGATTTCCTCTTACAACTCCATTCGTCAGTTTTATACCAATAAAATAGTAATTATTGATGATAATTCAACTATCAATACTGTAGATGGAAAACTAGTAAATACAGAAACTATTCGCAGTGAATACAATGGCGCTGGTGAAATTCTACCCTATCTCTATTTCATGAAGCACAAATGGGCAGATCGCATGATTTTCATACATGATAGCATGTTTATCAATCGGCCTTTTAGAGACGCCGAATTAGATGGTTCTGTTACCTTTCACTGGCACTTTGATGCGAAAGAAGATAATAAACTTGGAACCTACTTGTCTCTTTTGAAAAATAGTACTAATTTGGTGGAATATGCTACACAAATTACTAAATGGAAAGCGTGTTTTGGAGGCGCATCCATCATTGATCTAGAAACAATCGTCTATTTGGAAGAAGCCTATGCATTTTTTACTAAATTGGTTATGGTTATTCGTAATAGAAAAGACAGAGAAATGTTCGAACGTCTTTTTGGTATTGTTCTTTTTCATGAAGGTATATTGAACATGGAACATTTTTCCAATTTTGGAAATATTTTAAAATATCCTAAAGCATTTGAATCGGATCATACTTCTATTGATACGGCTAAACATATTCTATCTCAAGCTAACTACGATACTGCAATTATTAAGGTGTGGCGTGGACGTTAAGAGCCTAAATATAATATTATATACTATAATATAGTAGTTATAATATGTCTTGTCTGGAACACATTGATGCAATTTGTTACATTAATTTGAAACACCGTGTAGATAGAAAAGAGCATATTCTACAGGAGATCAAAAAAATAGATCCTAATTTAACTAAAACGCATTGTATTACAGCAGAATATACTCCTCATAATGGCATTCTTGGATGTGTACTAAGTCATATTAAGGCATTACAGTTCTTTCTAGATCATCCTGAATGGAAAAACTGTATGATTTTAGAAGATGATTATACCTTTTCTTCTGATCCAAATACTACATTATCCTATTTATTAACTACTTTACCAACATACGATGTACTTTTATTATCCTATGGATTATGTGATTATGTATCTACCGAAACAGAATATAAATCTATTACTCGTGTTCTTTCTTCCCAAACAGCCTCTGGATATATTATTCATCGTGACTATGCTCCAATTTTATTTGATAATTTTACAACAAGTAGTAAATATATTGCTGAATATGGGAAAATACATGAATATTGTATAGATATTTATTGGAAGCGACTTATGCCTCTAGGAAAATGGTATACCTTCTCTAGTCGTATAGGATATCAATACGAATCCTTTTCTGATATAAATAATTGTGTTGAAAATTACGGATGCTAGATGCGTAAAAATAGCCAAAATAGAATCTCTCCAGAGAATGGATCTACGGATTCATGACCTGCTGATAGCTCAGTTGGTAGAGCGGAGGATTGTAGTCGGTTTTGCAATTGTCCTTAGGTCGCTGGTTCAATTCCGGCTCAGCAGAGAGTACTTTTTAGATGTGTATACTACATTTCTAAAAAGTATATATTCATTTTAAAACCATGTCCTCATGGAACCGCCCATCTTCTATTAAAAAATGTATTCTACCTAACTTGATTTCTCATATTCCAGATTATTTAACAAATACGGGTTCTTTTATTACATTTATCATTCCTACCATTAATCGCCCAAGTTTAATTTTTACATTAACTTCTTTATTGAATCAAACTAAAAAAGAGTGGAAAGCAATTGTTCTCTTTGATGGATGTGTTCCTACTAATTCATCACTACTACAAATACTAAAAGATGAGCGGTTTCTATGGATGTCTATTGAAAAAACAGGTACTACGGAAAATGCACATCACGGTACTGCAGGTAATGTACGTAATCGTGGATTATCACTTGTTACCACTCCATGGGTTGGATTTGTAGATGATGATGATAGACTAACATCCAGTTATGTTGAAATATTATTAAAAGAAAGTTCATCTACACCAACCGCAGATATTGTTGTATTTAGAATGGTAGATAAAAATACAATTATTCCTCCTATTGAAATGAATCGAATTGTTAAGGATCATGTTGGAATTAGTTTTGCATGTAAATATTCACTTATTCAGGATGGATTTGTATTTAAACAATCTGAAACAGAAGATTATACTTTTTTGAATAATGCAGAAATTGCAGGAAAGCGTATTGTACTATCCCCTTATATTACCTATATGGTAAGAGACTCTATATATATAAATAATTCTATTGCAAAACGATCTATTATCAACTGATATTGCAATTGAGTGTATATAATAAAATATTTTATTACGATATATCTATGCAATCCTTGGCCGAAGAATGGAAAACATCCGCTCGTTGGACATCTGTCCAGCGCCCCTATTCCGCTGAAGATGTGGTTCGTCTACGGGGATCTGTTCCCATTGAACACTCCCTTTCTCGTCGTGGTTCCATGAAACTGTGGGATCTATTACATACAGAGCCTTACATTAATACACTTGGTGCTCTTACTGGCGGACAAGCCATGCAACAAGTTAAAGCAGGTGTCAAGGCCATTTACCTCTCTGGTTGGCAAGTGGCAGCAGATGGTAACACCAGCGGTGCTATGTACCCTGATCAATCCCTTTACCCAGTTGATTCCGTCCCTCGCATGGTTGAGCGCATTAATAACTCCTTTCAGCGTGCCGATCAAATTCAGTGCGCTAAAGGTGTTCTACCTGGAGATGCGGCCTTCATGGATTACTATGCCCCCATTATC